ACTAGGAGTTCGTTTGCCAATGATGCTGCTGGACCACCAAGTCCAGCCTGTTCTCTTAAATCATTGAGGATACTCATTTTCTACCTTTCCAAGCATCGATGGTTACATCGACTCTAGTTTTATTAAGTTTAACAATGCTCTCGCAGAATGTATTACTTTTGCTGTCTTTGGCTTTCTTTAATGCTTCTTCCAGTTTTCCAAATGCATCAGATTGTGGATCACCACGTTCAGCAGAGTAAACTTTGAGAGTTTCTACTTTGTCCAAGACTGGTTGCCAGTTGGACTTGTCTTCACAGCTAATCTTACTTAGTCCTACTTTAACATCGATTGCTTGACCAAACATAACAGGGTCATGTGGCTTAGGAAAGATTACTGCACAGCCAGAAAGAACTACAAATGATAGTGCTAGTATTAATCTTTTCATTTCATTGCTTTCCTTAAATCGTTATACAAAGCATCTTTATGTTCTGGCTTCATGCCACTGGCTAGATGAGAATGAAATTCTTCTTTCTTACCTAATGATGCTAACTCTCTTAATTTAGTTCCAGAGATACCTGCAACACCTTTAGCATTTTCATCTCGTTCACCCGATGAACTAAATGTAATGTCTTTAAAGTTGTAATGACCATGAGCACCTTTAACACCATTATACTTCTTGAGTAAGTCATACATTGGTTTGCGATCTGAGCCACCAACAAAGTGTAAATGTGTTACACCTTTAGCGTGTAGATCAGCTGCATGTTGTAGCACAGTTGGTTTATCTTTGGAAGCAACTTCAATGTTAGTTCCAGGAAATGCATTTCGTGCATGTTTTAATTTAGTCTCTGGATCAAGAGGATTCTTACCATCTTTTGTATTGTGAGAGTGAGAAAGAATCAAAGTATGACCACCACCAACTTCTTTGGCTTTGTCTTTGATAGTCTTAACAACTTCTTCATGACCAGCAGTTGGAGGATTCATACGACCATATGCCATGACATGATGGTTTGATGCATTTGTATTTCCTGCTGGTGCACCACGAGACTTTAATAGATTCTGGCGAGCAAACTCTGCACGATTGACTAACTTGGTTGGCTCTGTTACCCCATTGTGAGTATGATTGTAAACAAAACCTTCTGGCTTGGAAGCAACACCACCGATAGAATGCTCATATCCACCTTCGTTTGATTCAAGACTATTGACCAATTCATTCTTGGCATTGGCAAGATGACCATGCATCTTTAGTAGATTGTCGTAGTGTTCTTTGTTCTTATCAATGTGTGCCAATTGAGCACCAGCATCATTCATAATCTCTTGCTTCTTGGCAGGTCTTTTGATCTTATCAAACTTCTTCTTCAATAGTCCTGAAACATGGTCTTTGAATCCATCGCTGGTAGGAGTTTCACCTGTTCGAACTGTTTGATTGATATAAGTTGCTAGGTGTCCTGACTCACCGCTGTGCTCTGGGTGAATTGCGTCATACATCTTGGAACCATGAGTCTCATGAATGGTTTTGGCTTTGGATAGTTCACCAAGCACTTTCTGTTGAGATTGTTCAGAGTATTTTGCACCTCCAGCATCGTAGCTGGCAGTGTGGTGATAGATGTCTGAGTGAGAACCAAAGTCTCCCTCAGAAACATTACCAGTTGCACGCATGTTGCTTAGGTTAGTTCCTTCGTATTTGGTATGAGTAACTAAACCAAATTTAGATTTGTTAATTGATGCAGCTTTATCACCCTTTGCACCATAAGTGATAGTGTTTGGTGTGAAAGAAGTTTTATCTCCTTCTTTCTTAAGATCAGGTTTCGTGAACATCACATCACCTTGGAATACACCTTTCTTTGGTGCAATCTTTGGTGCATGTTCTAATGCTGCTTTAAGTTTTTCTACAAGACCTGGAGCATGTCCGTGATTCTTCTCGACATCTTCAGGTGTATAATTTAACTTTGGATTTTTATTAAAGGCAGACTTTGACGCAACAAAGAATTTACCAGTTTCTGGATGATGTCCATAAACCAAAGATGGTGAACCATCATACTTCATTGTCAATTTGTTGGAGTTCATACCTTGTTTGGTATGAAAGTGTGCACCATGTAGAGCATTATACGCATGATTGAATCCGTCTGCTCCGTGGAACAGTGGACGATCCTCAGCATGAGTAATGTGTTTTAGTTTTGCACCCTCTTCAGTCGGTGCAGCCTCAGTCAAAAAATCTCTAAATCCTAGTATCATATTACTATTATACCCTAAGTTGCAATAATTGTCAAGCGATAACCCTACAGAATTGAGGGGATTATTGTAGCTTGAAAGTACCTACTGCGCTCTTGTGAGCACCAGAGGATGATTTAATCGTATAACGTGCAGCAACTACTGGCTTATTAGTCTTGGCATGGATACCTTTAATGGTAACTGATGTTCCTTTTCCTGGAACTACATGTAAAGAATCTGGTTTGAATTGCGCTAGATGTTCGTCTGCTAAACTGTGCATTGGTTTAATAACGGATTCTGCTTCTCCACTTTCTTTAACTTTACTGTGCACAACTGTATGAGGAATGTGAGTATTTGGTGATACATTCTGACGAATAATATTTGCTAGATCTTCTGGCTTGTGTTGTGCCATACCTGTAGCAAATGACTGAGTCATCTGAGTTCGTGCAGCAAGATTAGATGCACGTGCAGTTTCTGCTCTTTGTGCTGCTTGTTGACGGAATGCTTCTTGTTTCTTTTCTGGTAGTGCATCATGTGCTTGGATATATTTTTCCAAATGTTCATGCATGATTTTCTTTTTACCAGAGAGTTTCTTACCTGCTTGAATTGCAGCAAGACCTTCAGCATGTTTCTGACGAATGTCATTAATAGGCATCTCATCAATCTTAGTCTGAATATTTCTTTGATCAGCAGAACCATTGTAACCTAGTTTCTCCATGGCATCAGTATGATGTTGCATTGGAGCAGCAAGAGATCCAGATGGTAGTTTAGAAGTCTTCTCTAATGCATCAAGTCCTGGATTGCGATAGTTTGGTTCTTGTGAACCATACTTGGCAGAGATACCATGATGACCAACTGGCTTACCTTCTTTGTCGTGTAGTGTAACAATTAAGTCAGCGTTGGAGTTTACATCCTTAACACCAGTAGTCTTTTCGTGGTCACCAGCGACATTTGGTTTGTCAGCGTTGGATGTCCAGTGGACATTACCAATATGAGCATGGTCGCCAATATGTCCTTGGTCTGTCATACTTTTCTTAAATGCTTCCGCAGATTGTTTAGCGTGACGATCAATTTCTGTATATGCTGCAGGTGGAATCTTCTCTTTTAGTTTATCATGAACTTGCTCTGGAGTACCAGCATGGTCTGGATTATCAGAGAATGAACGATGATGTTCTGGAAGTTTAGTTTGTGGATGCAGATATTTTGCTAAAAGTAACTCGTGTAGTTTACCTTTATCATCTGATTCAACAGATGAAGACTCTGCTTCTAACAGTAAGTCTTCGTTTAGTTTTTCTTCTTTAAGAAATGATTTGAAATTTAACATATTAGTTTACCGTACCAAATAATTTTTCGAAATGTCCAGGAATATCTAGAGACATTGGTGATGCTACTAGCATTTTACCGTTTAGTCTACCTTGTGCTCTCATATTACCAGATGCTACTTGTTCTTGTAATTTAACATTCATTCTGGATCCACCACGACCCAAACGAAGTTCTACATTCATATTTATTCTTAGTTGTGGTATTGGTAAATTTAATGGATTGCTATCCAAGTAATATAAACCAGAACCTCCAATTTGAATATAATAACAATTCTTCTTACGATAATGTTTATAGAGAAACGCTGTATCAACAGCAACCTTTCCATTCAATGGAACTAGGAATCGTTGGGTAGTTAATTCTTCCCAAACTTTTTTAGTTGCATTTAATGGAAAACCATTGGTTTTCTCTGCCAACATAATAGGGTTTTTATTCTTAGCATAATCAAGCAAATTATCAATACTCTTCTTCTTTGTCTGAAGAACATCAATAATTTTACTTTGAATCTCTGGATCTATTTCTGTTCCTTCTGCAGGAAAGAATTTACCAGAATTAGAATCGTAATTGAATGAACCCCCACCCATTTGTGCTTCTTTATCTTTTTTGATTTCAATATTAATTGGCTTATTATTAGCCTTTGAAATCAATACTAGGTCAGGTTCGTGTGCTGAAAATCCTGCTGTAGATGTAGCAGGTTTTAGTTTTAGATTAGTGTTATGAATTTGCTCGACTACGACCGATAAAACTTTTTGTTCGTACTCAAGACCTTCCTTACCGACACTCATTCACGATCCCTATTAGTAAAGTATTTACTATTTAGGACGACGAGATGCTCTGATAGTTCGCTGGTATTTACGATCCCACTTAACAATCTGCTGCATCAGTTTAGGAATTGCAGCGTTATTACGATAGTCGTAATTGAATGTTTTGAGGATGTAGTTGAGAGTGGAAGAATCCTTATAGTGCTTGGCTCTATTAATTAGTTCTTCTGTAGTGATGGTTGGTTTGTAGGTTTTGAAATCAAGTAACACACAGTGGGCATATGCCTGAATTTCATCGAACTCGGAGAGATATCTTCTCTCAATGTTCTTCTTTTCATGTTTTACTTTCTTGTAAGGAACGATGTAGTTTGACCACTCGTCTCCTCTTCTATCATACTGCATGAAGTGTATTAACTCATGCATTTCAGTCTGGATTATACGATACTTAAACTTGTTCCATGTGTCATGTGTAAATGGAAACCTATCGAATGCAGTTGTGTATATCTGAATAGAACATTGTCTTTCGTCTGGTGCATACTCACCACCGACAGCGACATAGTTGTCATACATTTTGGCTTTGGATTTTTGTGGGAGGAACTCGACTTTAGTTCTCCACTTTTTGAAGTAGTTTGAAAGACCCTTAGAATCGTTGCGATACTTGTCTAGGTCTTTCCACACTTTTGCTGGTATAAATGATGCCCTAAATGGTCGCTCGTAAAAGTTGAGCAAGTCCATCCAATCGTAATTAGCGTTTTCTAGGAATTCAAAGTTGCATGACATTTTACATCCCAGAAAGGCATTTTACATCTTGAAATTATTCTCCAAGAATGCGAGTACCTTTCCCTGCTCCTCTAAGTTAGTGTTGCTAAACTCGGTAATATAAGGCATCAGTTCAAAGTTTGATAGTAGATTACTATATTTAGTCGCACGACCTTTTAGGAATGTCTCAGACTGGTCGGATCCTCGCTCGATGTAGCGTTCTTTTAGCGTGGAATCGGGTACTTTAAGGTAAACCACTTGTAAATCAACACCTTGCATATTCATAGAAAACTCTAGGAAAGATTGATTGAAGATTCGGTCTCCTTCGAACAGGATATTGGAGGTGGTTTCTTTAACGAACTCCTGTGCCACTGGCTGGACTGCCATTGATAGGCGATCTGTTCCAGCGAAGGTTTCACCATCCTCATATTTACCAAGAATGTATAAGTCTAGTTCTTTACAATAGAGTGCAGGTAGCATCTTCTTTGGTTCGACTTTCTCCCAAGTCTTACCTTCCATAAACTTACGAAACAGAGTAGTCTTACCAGTTCCAGGTTGTCCACCAACAGCGATAATCTTACGCATTGCGAGCCTCATTAATTAGATCCTTTAATTCACCTTCAGTAAATACCCATACCCTTCCGAGAAAGTGATGAGTGTCGCTATCAACATTATGTTTCTTCGTGAATGTTGCTTTCTTAATTATATCTCGTGCAAGATTCTTAGACAAGTTTTCTTTAATCTCATCTGCATAGGTTGGAACAGTTTCTCTTAACTTGGCTAACTCGAACTCTGCAACCTTATGTTCAACTGTAATCTTATTGAACGAATGGGTATCAAGAAAGTCTTCCATGTCGAATCCACCGAATGATAGAGTACTAGAAGAAATAGTACCAGAAGATACTGTAAGACTTCCTGTTGATATACCACCATTGTTAATTGTTATTGTATCATTAATTTTATTTCCGCCAATTACAGTTGTCATGTAAACATCTCCAATCCATTTAATATAGGTTCTTCATCATCAAACATCCATTCCATATTCTGCATTTTACCAGAGTTAAGGAATGAAGTAAATTTCTCTTTATCAATACCATGTCTATGGTCTAATCTCAAGTCAATGGTTTCTTCTCTTGACTGCCATAGAACATTCCAATCAATACCATACCAACCATCTTTCTCGCACTGCATAATTTCTTCTGCTTGTCTGTCAAGATAGTATCCAAGATACCTTCCATGACTCTTTCTGA